TGGGTCACGTCAGCGGCCCGCTCGCCGAGGCGATCGAGGAGGTCTGGACCGCTGCCCAGTTCGAGGGCGTCAAGGGCATGCACATCGGACCCGGATCCGTCGGCGGTATGCGCCAGCCGTTCTCGTGGCGCTCGACCGATGGCGCGATCACCGACGAGGCGCTCTCGCACGAGTACGGATCGGCGCAGTGGGTCGCAGCGCTACGCCACCTCGGCGGCTTCGAGCTGCCGGCGGCGGAGGGTCTCGCGTGCGGAGCGCGCCCGATCCTCTTCGACCAGCCAGATATGCGGCACTGGTACGGCGAGAGCGCGGTCTACGTTCCCGAGTGCAGCGGTGACCAGCTCGTCGGCCTGCTGCGCACGGTGTTTCGCGGGGACTACGTCCCCGTCACGACTCAGGAGCGGCGCGCCGCGCGCGATCGCTTCTCGTGGCGGAGGATCGCCACCGGGTTCTGGAGCACGATGATCACAGCAAGAGACAGAAGCGCGACGGAGGTTGCATGAAGATCCTGTTCGTCGGCGACGCCTGCGTCTCGACCGGCTTCGCACGGTGCACGCACGCCGCGTGCGATGCGCTGCACGCCGCCGGTCATGACGTTCGCGTGCTCGGCATGAACTATCACGGCGACCCGCACGGCTATCCCTACCCGATCCACCCGTGTTTCCAGCCGTCCGACGGCGGTCGCGACTACATGGGCGCCGGCAGGATGCCGCTGCTCGCGCACCGCTACGATGTCGACTGCGTCGTGATGCTCAACGATCCGTGGAACATCCCGGCGTACCTCGACGCATTCAGGGGCTACACCGACCGCATGCTGGAGCACGGCGTCACGGTGAAGCGCCCGAGAATGATCGGCTGGCTCGCTGTCGACGGGGCGAACCAAAAGGGAGAGCGCCTCAACGAACTCGATCACGTCGTGACGTGGGTCGACTGGGCTGGTCACGAACTCAAGCGCGGCGGATACAACGGACGGTGGACGGTAGCGCCGCTCGGCGTCGACCAGTCCCTGTTCGTGCCGCGCCCGCGCGAGGAGGCGCGGAAGCGCGCGCTCCCGCCCGAGTGGGCCGACAAGTTCGTCGTCGGCGTCGTTGGCAGGAATCAGATGCGGAAGCGGCTCGATCTGACGATGAAGTATTTCTCGCACTGGATCGACAGCATGGACATCACGGACGCGCGCCTGTTCTTGCACAGCGCACCGACGGGCGAGGAAGGCAGTGACATCCGATCGCTAGCGCACTACTACGGTCTGGGCAATCGCGTGCTGCTCTGCGAGCCGCCGGTCGGCATCGGCGTCGACGAGAAGATGCTCTCCTACGTCTACTCGTCATTCGACGTTTACGCGACGATGAGTCAGGGCGAGGGGTGGGGTTTGCCCACACTGGAGGCCATGTCTTGCGGTGTCCCCTGTATCGTTCCAGACTGGAGCGGTCTGGGAGGGTGGGTCATGGATGCTGCGGTCAAGATTCCGTGCCCGACGACAGCGCTCACGGCGCCGATGAACGGGATGATGCACACGATCGGCGGAGTGCCCGATGAGAGGACGTTCATCGAGGAGCTGGACGCGATGTATCGGTCGGAAGTCCATCGCCGCACCTACATCTCGCGCGGCCTGCTGCGCGCGCGCGAGCTGACGTGGTCGTCGACGGGATCGATCATGCAGTCGGTCGTTGAGCGGGTCTGCGCGCCGGCAGTCGCGCCGGCAGTCGCGAGCGAGGTCGCCTGATGGCGGGCGCGATGGCAGTCACGGTCAAGTCGGCGGCTGTCGAGGCTGCGCTCGCGAAGCTCTTGGCGCAGATCCCCGTCGGCATCGCGCGCGCTCTGGAGCGCGAGGGCGATCGCATCCTCTTCCGCTCCCAGAACGAATTCGTGCCGACGGATCTCAACGACTTGAAGTCGAGCGGCAAGCGCCACGACGCGGTGTGGGAGGGCGAGACGTGCTTGGTCACGCTGAGCTACGGCGACGAGGCGGTCGACTACGCCGAGGCAGTGCACGAGCACCCGAGCGCGCACTCCCCGCGAAGCTGGAAGGGCAAGGGCACGATGTCGAGCAACTACAGCAAAGCCGCGAGCAAGGGCGGGCAGCGCGTGACGACTGAGGGCATGGTGACGTTCCATCCCGAGGGCCACGGCCCGAAGTATCTGGAGAAGCCCTACATGGAAGCGAAGCCCACGATGCAGGACCGTATCGGCGCAGAGATGCGACCGTACTTGGGACTCTGAGATGGCGACGCGCTACCTCGAAATCATCGCCGTGCAGCGACCGTTCCAGTACATGACCGATGACAACGGTCGGTCGCTCTTCTCGTGCAACTTCAACGCGGTCGCTGCAGCCCCAGTTTCCGCGTTCGAGGAGGAGATCGCGAAGCTCGTCTCTCAGGCCGGCGGAGGGACGATCGGCTCGACGCTGCTCGTGGGTATGCGAGGAAAAATCCCAGAGACCGACGGCCCGATCACTCTGGTGTTGGATAGCGGTGGGACCGCTCCGATGGAGACGCACGACGGCGCGAAGTACGAGCGCCTGTCATTCCAAGTGATCGTGCGGTCGAAGTCGTACACGGCTGGCCGCGATCTCGCTCTGACCATCTGGCGCGCGCTGGACGGTCAGAGGAATGTAACCGTGGCGGCGTAGTCGCCACACTGAACGGAGGTAATACATGAGCACCAAGGCAGTCGCTGGACACGGTGCGACGATCGCCATCGAACTCTTGCCGGTAGGTTCCCCCGGCGTGTTCACGGTCATCGCCGAACTCAATGGTGACATCTCTTGGCCCGGTCTCAGCCGGTCCATGACCGAGGTCACCCCGCATCAGGACGACATCGACTCCTACGTCGCCGGTCGTCTCGGGCGCGAGAGCCTGTCGTTCTCGACGAACTACATCTTCAATGACACGACCCACGACCACCTCACGGGCTTGCAAAAGAAGATCATCACCAACGAGCTGTTCGGTGTCCGCCTGCGCGGCCCGGGCGGCACCGCGAACACCGACGAGGTCATCGCCTCCGGGCGCGTCGAGTCGATCGGTCACGTCGATCCGGTGCGCGAGGGCGCGCGGACTGCGGACGTGAGCATCAAGCTGACCAAGGGGCAGAAGATCGACGGCGTGCAGGTCGGCAACTCCTAACACCCACCACTCTGGAGACAACGACAATGACAGACAAGAAGAAGTTTCTCAGCGCAGCAGACATTCTGGCCGGCGGCGACAACCCGTTCCGCGAGGTCGTGATCCCCGCGCTCACCGTGGACGGCGAGGCCGGCGTGCTCCGCCTCAAGCCGCTCACCGCTCGGAGCGTGCTCGCGTTCGGCACGAAGATGAAGGACGTGGTCGGAAGCGACTTCGGGGTCGAGCAGCTCGACGCGATGCTCACGCTGATCTCGGAGTCGATCGTCGACGGTGACGGTGCCCGGCTGTTCACGCGGGACGAGGTTGAGAAGCTGCAGGAGGTGAATTTCACCGTGTTCACGGCGCTCTCAAACGCTGTCGTGGCAGGGATCAAGCAGGCGCAGGGTGATGGCGCAGAGGGAAAAGGCTCAGGCGAAGCGAGTGGATCCGCTTCGCCCACAAACTAGCAAAAGAGCTGGGCGTATGGGATGTCGACAGGATGCTGTCGCAGATGAGCTGGCCGCAGTTCTGCGATTGGGTTGAGTACGCGGAACTCGAACCGTTCGGAGAGGAGAGGGCTGACATGCGATCGGCACTGATTGCTTCGATCCTCGCGAACGTCAATCGCGACCCGAAGAAAAAGACATCGCCATACACCATCGGTGACTTCATGCTGTTCCCCGATGAGCGCTCCAGCAGGAAGAGCGCTCGATCTCATGGTCGCGCTCCACTGACAAGCCGGGCACGGTGGGGCGAGGTCAAGCAGCTCATCTCCGACACGGCGGGAGCGGCCTGATGCAAGCCGGGACCGTCGAGATCCTGCTGCAGATGAAGGACGACTTCAGCTCCGCACTCAAGGGGCTGAACGAGGGACTTCGAGGCGCAGCGAAAGAAGCGAAATCCACCAGCGGTGCATTCGGCGATCTGACGGGCAGCGTCCGTCAGCTCGTCGGCATGGCCGCAGCCTACGTCTCGGTATCGAAGCTGACCAGCCTAACGAAAGAGGCGGGCATGGCGGCGATCGAGGCGGAGAACTCCGAGCTGCGCCTCGCGCTCGCGATCAAGAACCGAGCGGACGCTGCGTCGCTCAGCGCCTCGTCGCTGAGCGAGATGGCTGGCTCGCTGAGCGAGCTGTCCGGCGTCAGCGACGAATCGATCCGTGAGGCCGAAGCTGTGCTGCTGCGGTTCAAGAGCGTCACCGCGAAGAACATCGGCGAAGTGACCGAGGTGCTCGTCGACTTCGCAGCGATGGCGCGCATGGACGTGACGACGGCGGCGCGTCTACTCGGGCGCGCGCTGGAGTCGCCGGGCGAGAGCATGATGGCGCTGAACCGTGCCGGCATCACGCTCAGCGACACCGAGAAAAAGCTCATCAAGGATCTGAAGGATGCGGGCCAAGCCGCTGCTGCTCAGGCGCAGTTCATGGACATCCTGAAGGAGAAGACCGTCGGCTACGCTCAGGAAGGTATCGCGCCGGCGCAGCTCTGGATGAACAGACTGAAGAACTCATGGGGGGAGTTCCTCGAAGCGGTCGGGCAGCAGGGGATGCTCGACAAGCTGATCGTGATCCTCAAGAAGCTGAACGAGTATCTGCGCTCCGACGCTGCGATGCAGTTCGCGCGCGAGATCGGTGGAGCGATCACCAAAGCCGTCGCATTCTTCGGCGAGAAGATGGCTTGGGCCGTCAACCACGTCGAGCTGCTGGTCAAGGCGCTGAAGGCGTTCATCACGATGAAAGCGGTCGCGGCGTTCGCTTCGATGGGCGACTCCGTTCTCGCGATGGTGGCCCCGCTCACCGCGACGGCTGGCGGCATGCAGGGTGCGACGGGAGCGATCAATGCGTTCGGTCAGGAGGCGTCGCACACCACGATGATTCTTGACGGTCTGGGCAAGCCGTTCCAGCTCGTGGGGACTCAAGCCACGAAGGTGCAGGCTGGCCTCGCGAACGCCGGCAAGTCGGCAGTGAAGATGAACACCGACTTCGGAAAGCTCGTCGGTCCTGCCGGCGCTCTCCTCGTCGCGACGGTCGGCTTCAACAACCTGACGAACTCGCAGAGCGAGTTCGTGCGCATCTCCGGCACCGTGCTGAATGCTCTCGGCCTCCTCATCGCGTTCGCGCCACTGCTCCCGACTCTGGGGGCGGCAATCAAGGCTCTATCGATGGAGCTATTGGCGTTCTTCGCATCGGGACCGGGGCTGACGCTCCTCGCCGTCGTTGGAGTTGCAGAGGCTCTCAATCGGTGGGCGAAGTGGTCGGCGAAGCGGTCAACGGACGCGATGGACGACATGTCCGAAGCGGTCGCTAGCTTCGGTGCCACGATACAGAGAGCGAACACGGAGATCGGTGAAGGGTTCCTAGACTGGGACACGGTGAACGTCGTCAAGGAGAAGATGGCGGCGATCAAGATCGCGCTTGCGTCGACTACGGATCCCGACAAGATCAACGAGCTGAACTACGAGTTCAGCTTACTCCTGAAGACGCTGGAGAAGCTGGAGAAGATCAAGCTGGTCGCGATCAAGCCACCAGAGCCAGACGCTCCCGAGGCTGAGAAGAATCCGATCGCGGAGGCGGTCGCTGCGTTCCAGCTCTCGCTGACGGAGCAGGAGAAGGTGCAGAAGTTCCTGCAGGCGACTCTCAAGGAAACCGAGTACAGCCTACAGGGCGTTGGCGTGTCGCTCGAAGAGGTGAGCAAGCGGTACTCGCTCGCGCAGGAGCGGGCCGCAGCGTTCGCTCAGGTGCTCGCGCTGAAGATCGACCCGCTCTCCGGCACGGGCAAGGATCTGATGGATCGGATTCTCGCGCTCAACGCAGCCAAGCGCGCGCAGGAAGAACTGAACGCAGCGATCCAGAACGGCAACGAGATGTACCTCTCCACGCTCCCCGCGCTGGAGCGTCTCAATCTCACGTTCGAGGCCGAGAAGAAGGCGATCACAGCGTGGGGCGTGGCGACCGGCGCGACCGCAGCGCAAGTGCAGCAGTCGATGGACGGCGCGACGCAGCGCATGCAGGACGGGATCACCGCTCTAAGCGAGCAGCGCGGCGACTTCGAGAAGCAGCACCGAGACATCCTCCTCGCGTTCGCGGTAGAGATGAAGATCGCGGAGGAGTGGGCGCGCACCAGCGGCAAGAGCACGGAAGAGGTCGAAGCCGTGATGTCCGCGATGCGGGCCAAGGTCGAGAAGGAACTCGCCAAGGTGGACAAGGCGATCGCGGACTCCAAGCTCCTCGGAGTTGAGATGCCGCCGGTCGTCATCGAGGTCGACGCTGCAGCACTCAAAGAAGCCACTGAACTGGCGGATGCATTCGGCGCGAGCATGGGCCTGACCACGAAGGAGATGGTCAAGCACTACAACCTCTGGCTGCAGATGAACGCAGCGACGAAGGCATACAAAGACGAGCTGAAGCGGATCGACACCCTGAAGGTCAGTCAGGCAGTGAAGGATGCGATGGCGCTCGCCGCCCAGCTCAAGCTCAACGGCGCGCAGGCTGCGCAGCTCGACACGTCGGAGCAGCAACTCGCCGCGATGGACCGCTGGATTCAGGGGGCGCAGCTCCTCTCTGGCATTCTCGGCTCGATGAATTCTAAGCTCGCCGATGCTCTCAACATGGTCATCGGCATTGCCGGCGCGTACCAGCAGATGGCTGCAGCGGCGGCTGCTGCGGCGGCAGCGCAGGAAGCGGCAGCCGCCGCTGGCGGTGGCAACACGGCGCTGAACGCCTCGGCCTCTGAGGCAAGCTCCGCGTCAAAGATGGCGAGCGCGAGCCTGTACGTCGCGATCGTGATGATGGTCGTTGGCATATTCAAGTCGATTGAGGCGAGCAAGAAGGCGAGACGATACAGCAGCACTGCAGTTGTCGGGATGGATGACGGGTCTCTAGGGTCGCAAAGCGGCGGGCACAGCGATAAGGATCTTGACCGTGGTGTAGCTGAAGCGATCCTCGGTCTGCTCGACACTTTCCAGTCGATCACCGGCACGTTCATCACCGGCATCGAAACGATGACCATCGATATCAGGGAGGACGGAAAGTACTTCAAGGCGTACCTCGAAGGCGCGTTCCTCGGTCAGTTCGAGACCGAGACCGAGGCAATCGCAGCCGTCGTCGCCGCTGGCCTCACGTCCGGCGAGTTCACGGGCACGATCTCGACCGCGATGAGAGAGATGCTACAGGCGGTCAACGACAACACTAAGGGGTGGGGATCGATCACTCAGGGCATCACCTCGGAGCAGTTGCAGGAGCAGATGGCTTTCATCCAGCAGATCGAGGATGAGGCCAGCGGCATCGATGCCACGACCAAAGCGCTGCAGGGTCTGCTCGCGCAGATCCAGAACGTCGAAGCGAAGCTGCTGGAGTTCGGTGTCTCGGCGAAGGAAGCGTTCCGCCTCGCCGGCGAATGGGGTCTCGCGCAGGCGAACGATATCTGGAACTCGCTCACGGGGAAAAAGAAGAGCGCGAAGGAAGAGCTGGCGCTCCTGAAGATGAAGGGCGAAATGCTCATCATGCAGCTCAAGCTCTGGAAGCTCGAAATCGAAGGCAAGATGGAGTTCCTCAAGGCCGAAGGCAAGATGCTGGAGGAGGAGTACCAGATGTACGCGGGCTTCGCCGCGCGCCTCGGGATCTTCATCGACTCACTCCATCTCGAAGACATTCACTTGCCGGGCACTGGTGGTGGTTCCGGCTCGGCAGGAACCGGCGATCCTCCGCCGGGTGGCGGCGGCTTCGGCGACCACGTCAATAGGTTCGCCGAGGCGGTCAAGTCGTTCAAGGACGCGCAGGAGCAGCTCCGCAAGGCGATCCACGATCTGAAGTACGGCGAGTCGACGACCGCACTGACCGACCGCGAGCGCCTGAAGATGGCGTTCGCCGACTATCAGAAGAACCTCGCGCTCGCGAAGGGCGGGAACCTGCAGGCAGTGCAAGCCCTGCCCGAGATGTTGAACCGCGTGCTGGAGCTGGCGAAGTCGTGGACCGGCGGCGGCGAGATGGGGATGTTCGGCTTCGAGTCGTTCACTCAGTTCTTCGACGAGATGCTGCGCGAGGGCAGCGCGATCGCTGACATGAAGACGCCGGCGACAATCACCGACGGCAACACGATCTACCACAAGCGCGTTGCCGAGGCGTCGGAGGCGCACCACACCTCGACGAAGCGGTTCGCCGAGCAGAACCGTCAGCAGATGGCGAAGCAGGCCGAGATCGGCGAGACTCAGGTCAAGGTGACCAAGCAGGTCGTCGACAAGCTCGACATCCTGACCAAGACCGCGTGGCGTGCAGCCTGAGATGGCGTTCAGGATTTACAGCCCGTTCCTGAAGGACATCCTGACGGTGGTGTTCAAGTCGGCGTCGTCGAGCAGTGGCTTGCAGGGCGCGCTCTCCGCCACGCCCAACGTGATCGCGGTCGGGCTGAGCAGCAGCTACGTCTACGCTCCGACGCACAGCACCTACGCGAGCATCTCGGCCTACGTCACGGGGCTGGTGCAGACGATCAACGGCGAGGACACGACCGCGCTCAACACGCGCAACGGGTGCCTCTGGCTGGCGGACGGCGGTCCCGGCGTGCTGGGCGCGACGCCCGGGACTGCGGCATCGATCGCGGTCTACGTCGAGCACGACACATGGACTCGGCTGATCGGGCACTGGGGCAAGTTCGACGGCTCGCCGTTCGTGATGGTCGCTGGCGACTCGCCGGTCATCCGCTGGCCGCGCACCGGGGTCGGGCTGTTCGAGCTATTGAACCAGATGAGCGGAGAGGATCGACCGTACCCGTACCTCTTCGGGCTGGCAATGGAATCGCTACTCGGCGGCTCGACGCGCAACGTGCTCTCGACGGCGGCTGATCCCGGCGTGACGGTCTCGATCGAGTGGCTGTCGAAAGCGGCGCACATGGTCTGGGGTCACAAGACGCTCGCCGACATCCCCGCCGACTGGCGCGTTCGCACGGACGCAGCGGCCCCACCGACGATCACCGGGAAGACCTCGACGCAGTACCGCGCCGACTCCGCCGGCAACAACGCGGGCGCGTACATGAACGTCACTGACGCGGCGAAAGTCTGGACCGCGCCGATGGGCGACAAGCCCGTGTCGAAGCTCCTCGTCTACCAGAACACCGGCACCGCATCGACCTCGTATCTGATCGGGATGTGGCAGGCGTCGACCCACTCCCACTTCAACGACGCAGGCGGCGTGGTGAATACGAGCGTCGCGTTTGACACCGTCGCCCCAGAGCTGCTCGGTCTGTACTCCCTGCGGGCTGGAGACTAACCGTGGCCGTCCGTGTCTTCGGTTCGAGCAAGGGTGGCGCACGGTACGGCAAGGATCTGATCGTCACGCCGCCGGCGGGTACTCCGATTGGCGCGCGGATGGTTCTGTTCATCTCCGTCCGCGCACGCTCGGATCGCAGCTCGGACCACACGATCACGACTCCTGACGGCTGGACGAAGCTCGCGGCGGCGAGCTTGTCGAACTACGTCGTCACGACTTCCGAGAGCGACTACAAACAGCTCTGGGCGTACATCGCCTCGTACAATGGAGAAGAGAGCTGGATCTTCGAGTCGCATCTCCAGAACCCGACTCGCGCGTACAGGCTGATCGCTGTCACCGGCAATAGTAGCGGTGGAAACAGCTACGGCGACAACAGCGCGACGAACACGGTGACGCACACGCTGCCCGCCGCCACGTCCAGTTCGGCGGTCGGGGACATGCTGATCTACGGGACCACGGATCGGTTCGACACCGAGATGTCCGGCGTGGTCCCTTCGCTATCGGGGCTGACCTTTCACAGCCGCACGACGACGGCGGCGACCACGGGGCGATCGAACGAGGCCGACCTGAGCGTCTTCATCCGGCACACGACGACCGCCGGGACCGTCGCGCAAGTGAGCTACACCGTCGCGACCTCGCCGTACTGCTCGGGAGCGCGGAACATCCCCGTCGAGACCGACTACGTCCTGACCGGCGAGGGCTTGGGCGAGTTCAACGTCCCGAACCGCGCCGGCGTGCCACTGGTCGAGCACGCACTCGGCTTCCGGTCGAACGACGCGCTGGCGGATGCTCTCGCGCACGAGAGCAACCGGCCAATCCTGCTCGCGACGCTCAATCCGCTCCAGAGCGATGCCGTCAACGCCGTGACTGAGCAGTTGAAGTTCTCCAGCGGCTTCTACGACGAGCACCACCTCCCGGCGATCCAGAAGTGGCCGGAGCTGAAGTGGTCGATGTACAGCGGCGGGATCGTCGGAGGCGAAGTCGGCGATACCGCAGGAACGCTGGAGCTGAACAACGACCGCACCACCGTGGGTGACGACTCGTGAGCCAGACCCTCGACTACTCCAGCATCGTAGCGACCGGAGCGGGCTGGACGAACGGCGCGAACGTTCAGGTCGATGACGGGACGAACTACGCAGGCTGCGATCCGGGCGCGGACGATTCGTCCAGCGGCATCCTGAAGATCGCGCTCGACAACGCGACCGATCCGCTGTCGAGTTCCAGCCACATCATCACGGTCAACGCCAAGCGGTCGAGCGGGACGGTTCTCCTCTACGGCGTATTCACTTTCAGCGTGGAGCTGCGCGAGAGCGGCACTCTGCGGGCATCGTTCGGCACTGGGAACCTCACCTCGACGGACGCGGACAAGACCTACACGCTGACCTCCGCCGAGGCGAACTCGATCACCAACTACAACAACCTTGAACTCTGGGTCGTCGGCAACTGCTCGTCGGGCACGG